ATCTATGGGAGACAATGACACGATTGATGCTGCATTTGGAACAGCAGTTGCACCAACAGCAAAAGCACACAGTGGTACATCAAATGATATCAACATAACGGCAGAAAGTGGTAACATCACCATATCAAACGCTGCAGTCGATGAGTATGTCTTCTTCAACATTATGAGGGATGTATCGGCAGATAACCAATCAGGTGATGCGAGACTTATCGGTATTCAGATATTCTTCACCACAGATGCTGCAAATGACGCATAATAAATAGGAAGTGATATGCTAAAGGTTTATATACTAATAGTCGTTCTTGGTCTTGTGGGTGGTGTTGTCTATGGTGGATACTACTACTATAAAGACACGCAGGCACGTATTCAGACACTAACAGAGAATAGTGCAAAACTAGAACAGGCTGCAGAACTACAGAATAACACGATAGCTGCACTTCAGGCAGATGCAAAGAAATATGCAGAACTAAATAGTCAACTACAAACTAAGCTGGTTGCAGCAAATAAATATAAGAACAAGTTACTTGGAAAGTTACGTAAGATAAATCTGAGTAAGTTGAGTGCAGAAGAACCAGAAGTTTGGGAGAGGAAGATAAACAATGCATCTAAAAGAGTGCTTGAAAGTTTCGAGTCTATTACTGCTACCCCTACTGATAAGTAGTTGTAGCTCTTGGCCTCAATTAAAACAGATTGAAGTTAAGACCGTAGAGGTAGAAAGAAACATACCGATACAAAATCGTCCTCAACCTATCAGAATGAATACAAACATGAAGTGGTGGGTTGTAACGGAGGATAATTTTGCAGAGTTTAAGGAAAAGTTTCAAAAGGAAAACGGTGATCCTTTAGTTGCATATGTGTTGAGTGTAAAAGATTATGAGACTCTTGCGATAAATATAGCAGAGATCAAAAGATACTTGGAACAACAAAAAGAGATTATTATATATTACGAAGAGGCAGTTAAGCCTAGAAAAAAAGAAGAGGTGAACAAATGAGATTTAAAATGAAAAATGGTAAAAGGATTTATCTACCAGAGTCAAACAAAGATGACATGAAACATACACATGAGGATGGCACATCACACTCTCATGAGGGTGGTGATCAACCACATCATCATCATGAAGATGGGACTATGCATGATCATGAAGGTGGGGATCAACCACACACACATGATGAGGAAACACCAAACTTTGAAAAGATGACAAAGAAAGCTTTAGGTGAGTGGGCTGTTGATAATGGTATTAGTGTGGATTCAAAGAAGACTAAAGCCAAAATGATTGAGGAAATCAAAGAACAGTTATAGGGGAATCTAAATGGGAACCTTTAGTAATAAAATTGTGGCTGAGTTTACACCACCTAAAACATGGATGTTGGAGGATGAATTAGCATTTGAAACGAATGAACTCAAAGATGAAGACATTGAAGTTCTAACAAAAATTGGAGCAAACATCGTAGATACTGGTCGGGATACTGGTCGGATCACTTGTAGGAAGGGTATGCAAACTGACCTTGCATCTGTTCCAAGAATTTGTTGGGCACTCATCTCTCCTTGGGATGTTGCTCGTGCTGCAATCATTCACGATCATCTATATGCAGCTCTAAGAAGTTACTGTGATGAAGAGGATTACTCTCCTGACATTTGGAAAAAGGGAAAAGACCTTTCAGACACAATATTTCTATTAGGTATGAAGTCTGCTGATCCAAAGGTTCCCGCTTGGAAAATATACCCAGCATACTGGGCAGTCCGATTGTTCGGACGTTGGTCGGCGAAGTAAGATGGTTAAATGCAAAAACTGTGGTCACGAATCTCACTGTGGAGTTCCACTAAGAAAAGATGTGGATAAGTCTGGTACTGAAATAGAAGTTTGCAGAAGTTGTAGGTGTAACAACTGCGAAGTAAAAACAGATTGGGGATAAAATGCGTAAACTATCTTTGATACTCGCACTAGGATTGGTGGTTCTGTCTACCTCTGGTTGTTCTATACTCATAAAATATTTGTTATTGTTAGGATCATAAAATGTGGTTCTGGTTGATATCTGCTATAGCAGGAAGTATTTTAGGAAATGCTGCCGATAGTTGGTTTTCACAAACTAAACTAGGTATATGGTTCTATAAGAAGGTTGACGATGTTTCGACATGGGCTTCTAAAAAATTGGGGTTGAAGGTTCTACAAGATGAAGAAGATTGGAAGAAAAGATATCCTAATGTATCTAAACACATTGACGATTTAGAAGCCAGAATACAGAAACTAGAAAAGGAGAACTAAATGAGCGATTGGATAGCAAATCGAATTAAAGAAGCGTCTAGTCATCAAGGAGCAATCGTGGTTGCAGCAGCAGTTGCTGTAATCTGGTTTGCAATTCCTCTAACAAAAGTTATTGTTTGGGGTGCATTGGCTTGGGGCGTCTGGTCAATACTAAAACAGGACTAACAAATGGCAGAGTTGGAAACAGAGGTACAATTAATCAAACGTGACATCGAAGATGTTAAATCTATTCATGGTAGACTTGATGTTGCTATTGATAAGTTGACCGATGTTTCCAACTGCATCAACCGTATGCTTGCAGTCCATGAGGAAAAACTCTCTAGACAAGAAGAAGCAAGTTACGATTTAGAAAAACAGATAGAGTCTCGTAGGTCAGAGTTACTAGACAAGATAGATGATCTACACTCAAGAATTACCACAAACACCAAAGAGATCATGATTTCTGCGAGAGAACAACACGAAGAGCAAAACAAAGAAATACAGAAAATACGAGAGGATTTAAGTGGTCGAATAGGAGTCATGGAGAAATGGAGACACGTTCTCATAGGTGGCTCTATTGTGGTAGGATTTCTATTACACAAATTTATGGAGTTTTCCTAAAGGACTCTTGACAATTTAATTAAATTATGTTATAAACGTATACTATGATTAAAAGACTTGATAAATGACAATCACTGTATCTCAAAATGCACTATCTCAAGAACAATGTGATTTCCTTATATCTCTTGCAAAAGACAAGTGGGACAAAGGTACTACAACACTCAACCCTAAAGATTCGGGAAGAAAATCAGACATATGCTGGATATCGGATGAAAACATAAAGAAACAAATTACAGATTACTATTGGGATGCAAATGAAATCGCACAGTGGAACTTTGATATAAAGGATATAGAGGACATACAGATTGCACGATATCGTAAAGGAGAGTATTACAACTGGCATGTAGATGGAAATGGTATAAGGTCAGCACCAAACTCGCCGGGCCATGTAAGAAAGATATCCATGAGTATACTGCTAAACGATGATTATACAGGGGGAGAGTTAGAGATTAAGGAAGACGGTAGAAATTCTGAAATGCCAAATACAATCGGTACAATTATTGTGTTTCCATCATACTTTACGCATAGAGTGAAACCAGTAAAGAAAGGCACAAGATACTCACTGGTTGCATGGTTAGGTGGTCCAAAATTTAGATAAATACTCTTGACAAATCATCTTGAATAAGTTATATTATGATCTATGCAAAGTTATATTGATGTAAAATATGTGAATATCATTTCACCCTTACTTCAACAGTTCAAGAAGAAGGGTGATTTTTTATGGAACTTTCGTTGTCCCTACTGTGGTGACTCTCAGAAGTCACGCACGAAGGCCCGAGGTTTCGTGTATCGTAAAAAGAATGACCTATTCTATAAGTGTCACAACTGTGGAATGGGAACGACTTTAGGTAAGTTGATTGAGCATCTAGACTCAAAATCTTACAAAGACTATATAATGGAGAGATATAAGTCAGGTGTAAAAACCGTCAACAAGGAACCAGAGTTTAAATTCAATGAACCAGTTTTTCGATCCAAAGATATTTGCAGCACTCTCAATTCACTTTCGGAATTGGGAGAAGACCATCCTGCTAGAAAAATTATCGACAGACGAAACCTACCGATCAGCTCCTATAAAGACTTATTTCTCTGCCCAGAATTTTATAAGTTCACAAATAATTTAATACCAAACAAATTTCCTTCCTTGGATGGTGATCACCCAAGGTTGTTGATACCGTTTAGAAATGAAGAAGGAGAAGTATTTGCATATCAGGGAAGAGCGTTTGGAAATGAGAAACCTAAGTATCTGACAATCAAACTTCAAGAACGAGACAAAATTTTTGGACTTGACAAAATTGACAAACGTAAAGAGGTGTTAGTAGTCGAAGGTCCATTGGATAGTCTATTTTTAGATAATTGTATTGCAATTGCTGGTGCAGACGTTCCAAACCTAGATTGTGATTTCACAGTCGTCTTTGATAATGAACCAAGAAATAGGGAGTTACTCAAACAGATAGAGAAAACTATAAATCACGGTCATAAGATTTGTTTGTGGCCAGAGGAGATGGAATATAAAGATATCAATGATATGATTTTAGGTGGATACACCAAAGAGGAAATACAAAAACTAATCAAACAAAATACGTACCAAGGTGTGACGGCAACACTTTGGTTTTCAAAATGGAGAAAAATAAATGCCTAGTAATTATTTACCAACACCGTACCAAGAGTTTATTCACCTATCACGTTACTCCAGATGGTTGCCAGATAAGAACCGTAGAGAGACTTGGGATGAGACGGTTAGTAGATATTTTGATTTTTTCACAGACCATCTAAAAGAGATGCATAATTTTAAGTTTTCTTCTAGCATGAGAAAAGAGTTAGAGGATGCTGTGTTAGACTTAAGAGTTATGCCATCCATGCGTTGTCTCATGACAGCAGGGGAGGCACTAAAACGTGAGAACATTGCTGGATATAACTGTTCCTATGTTGCAGTCAATCGTGTTCATGCGTTTGATGAAATATTATATATTCTCATGAACGGCACTGGTGTTGGTTTCAGTGTTGAACGTCAACACGTTACACAACTTCCTCATGTAGCAGATGAGTTTCATCACACCGATACCACCATCACGGTTGCTGATTCCAAGCTTGGTTGGGCAAAGGGACTCAAAGAACTTATCGGTATGTTGTATATCGGTCAAATTCCACGTTGGGATTTATCAAAGATTCGTCCTGCTGGTTCTCCTCTCAAGACCTTTGGTGGTCGAGCATCTGGTCCAGAACCCCTAGAGTCCCTTTTCAATTTTGCAGTCAACATATTCCAAAATGCACCTGGCCGTAAGTTATCTTCTGTTGAATGTCATGATCTTGTTTGTAAGATTGCAGAGGTAGTTGTAGTGGGTGGTGTAAGACGGAGTGCCCTCATAAGTCTCTCAAACCTCTCTGATGACCGTATGAGACACGCAAAGACAGGACAGTGGTGGAATACAGAGCCACAACGTGCTCTTGCAAACAACTCTGCCTGCTACACAGAAAAACCAGATATCGGTACGTTTATGGATGAGTGGAAGTCTCTTTATGATTCTAAGTCTGGTGAACGTGGTATCTTCAATCGTGAGAGTGCGATAAAACAAGCTAGTAAGAATGGTCGTAGAGATACGGAACAAGACTTTGGAACAAACCCATGCTCAGAAATTATTTTGCGTAGTAGAGAGTTTTGTAATCTTTCAGAAGTTGTGGTGCGTCCCACAGACACTAGAGAGACACTCAAAGAGAAAGTGCGACTTGCCACTATTCTTGGCACTATTCAGTCCACACTTACAAATTTCAAATATGTATCCTCTGTGTGGAAAAACAATTGTGAAGAAGAGAGACTCCTTGGGGTCTCTCTTACTGGTATTATGGACAACAAACTTCTCAATGGTAAAGGTTTAGATCACGCACTGCCAGTCATACTTCAAGACTTACGTAATGAAGCGATAAAAACTAATGCAGAGTTTGCAAAGAAGATTGGTATCAATCAATCTGTTGCAATCACTTGTGT